AATGAAGCCTCGGCGCGCTGGATACGGTGCAGTTCGGTGCGGTATCGCTTGACGAAAGCTCGATCCTTAAGAGTTTCACGGGTGCCACGACGCGGGCGTTGATCGCGTCGTTTGCCGGCCACCGGTTCAAACTGGCATCGACGGCAACCCCGGCGCCGAACGATCATATGGAGCTGGGCCAGCACGCCGAATTTTTGGGCATCATGGCCAGCAACGAAATGCTTGCCCGCTGGTTTGTTTCCGATCAAACCCAAATGGGCCGTTACCGCATTAAGGGCCATGCGGAGGCATTGTTTTGGGACTGGATGGCGAGTTGGGCGCGATGCGCGGAAACGCCAGATGATCTTGGTTTTGACGGCTCGCGTTTCGTGCTACCAGAACTGCGGACCATCCGACACAAGGCCGCCGGAGATATCCGCGCGCCGGCTGGCGCTTTGTTTCTTTCCGACCTTAGCGCAACAAATATTCATGACGTGAAGCGGCAGACAGCCGACGCGCGGGCGGATGCCGTAGCCGCGCTGGTGCATGAGCAATCTGAAGAACCGTGGATTGTCTGGTGCGACACAGACTATGAAGCGGACGCGCTGGCGAAGCGCATCCCCGATGCCGTTGAGGTGCGGGGGTCGCATACGCCAGACCGCAAGGAGTCCGCGCTGGCGGCGTTCTCAGAAGGCGCCACGCGGGTTTTGATTTCCAAGCCATCCGTGTGCGGCATGGGCATGAACTGGCAGCACGCGGCGCGGATGGCGTTCGTGGGCCGCAGCTTCAGTTATGAGGCTTGGTATCAGGCCGTGCGGCGGTGCTGGCGCTTTGGCCAGACGCGCCCCGTCGATGTGCATCTAATCGTTGCTGAGGGCGAGGATCAGATCGGGCGAGTGATTGACCGCAAGTCGGAAGATCATCGCAAAATGAAACGGGCGATGAGCGAAGCGATGCGGCGAGCTCGCGCTCACGCAAGCCGACTGAAAATTCCATACGACGCCAAACACAACGGGAGAATGCCGTCATGGTTGACAACACTCGTGTAGTCCGTTGCTTGGACGAAGCACATGGCGACAATTGGGCACTCTATCACGCGGACTGCGTGGATGTGGCGCGGCAGATGCCCGACAACAGTGTTGACCTTGCCGTATATTCACCGCCGTTTTCTGGTCTTTATATCTACAATGACAGCGAGGCAGATATGGGCAACTGCGCCGATGACGCCGAGTTTCTGGAACACTACCGGTTCCTTGTTCGCGAAATGTACCGCGTGATGCGGCCCGGCCGGATCGTGGCCGTGCATTGCAAGGATCTCGTATTCTACAAAAACCAGCGCGGCAAGGCGGGCCTCCGCGATTTCCCCGGCATGCTGATACGAGAGCATGAGGAAGCCGGCTTTACGTTCCACTCACGCATTACCGTCTGGCGTTGCCCCGTGCGCGAGATGACGAAAACCAAGGCGCACGGGCTGCTTTACAAGCAACTGCGGGCGGACTCGTCATTCTCGCGGCAGGGCCTGCCCGAATATTTTGTCGTGTTCCGCAAATGGGCCTCCGAAGACGACGCGGGCGCCGTGCTGCCGGTGGAGAAGCGCAGCGAAGACTACCCGCTGCCTTGGTGGCAGGAAGCCGCATCGCCTGTATGGATGCACACGCGCGAGACTGACGTTTTGAACGCTATTCGAGCGCCAGGGGACGAAAAGCACATCTGCCCGATGCCTCTGGACCTGACGGAACGATGCGTGGAATTGTGGAGCAACCCCGGCGACGTTGTATGGAGCCCGTTCTCGGGCATAGGTTCCGAGGGCGTGGTGGCGCTGCGGAAGCGGCGGAGATTTGTCGGCACAGAATTGAAGTTAGAATACTGGCGCCAAGCGGCAGGCCATCTAGCCGCCGCCGAGCGGGGCGCGGTGGATTTGTTCTTTGAGGCTGCCGATTGATGCAACTTGAATCCCGCCTGCGCTCCCGCTGCCGGATGTTCCTCACGTCGCACCTTCTCCATCCGTGCTGGTTCACCGCCATCGAGCATGGCCGGAAACACGCCGGCACGGCTGAACAACGCGCCCGTCAGTGGCAACACCTACAGAGCCAAGGCGTCAAGCAGGGCGTGGCCGACGTGCTGATACTGGCACCGGGCTTCGCACTCATGGCCGAGTTGAAGGCCGGCGCCAACAAGCAGAGCGAGGCACAGGTAGCCATGCAGCGCGTCATGGAGGCGTTGCAGCACGGCTATGCCGTGTGCCGCTCCGTCGAACAGCTAGGCGAGGCCCTAGAGCGCCACGGCATCCCGTTGGCGCCCGGCTGGCGGCTGGCGGCGATGCACCACGATGCGGCGCTGGACGTGCCCACCAAGGGCCACAACAAGCCGCCGCGTGCGAGGGCCGCCAAACCCACGGCGCGGGGGTTGGCGAAGTTGGCTAAGGCGCGGGCATCGGGGGTTTTCACATGATGACGATCCTATCCCTGTGCGACTACTCCGGCGCCTGGTCCCAACCCTACGTGGATGCCGGCTATGACGTGGTGCGCGTGGATATCAAGCGCGGGCAGGATATCCGCCTGTTTGAAGCTTTGCCCTTCCCTGTGCGGGGTGTTCTGGCCGCGCCGCCTTGCAACGCGTTCACCCCTGTCAACGGGGGAAATGTATGAGCCCCGACTTTATCGAAATGGCCGGTCAAACCATCGGCAACCTCCAAGTCATCGACTACGCGCGCACAGGCAACCACGGCGCGCATTGGGTGGTGATGTGTCTCGACTGCAAATCGCAGCAGGTTGAGCGTGGGACAAACCTGCGGAAGGCGCAGAAGCGGGTGGGGTCGCAGATTGTTTGCAAGGGCTGCGGCACATGAGCGGCAACCTCAAGATTTCCGGCATGCGCTACGGCTGGGCGATTAAGGTTCCCCCGTCGGAATACAAGCCTAACGGCACGCTGTTCGGGAATTTCGACGGGAACCGGCCTGCGCGGCATGAGATGTATCCGGTCGGCATCTATGCGCTGTTCCCGACCGAAGCCGAAGCGCGGGCATTCCTGCGGGAGCGTGTCGGGCCATGGCGGGGCAAGCGCGATTGCCGCGTGGTTCGCGTGCGCGTTGAGGAAACAATAGAGGAAGTCGATCGGTTCCCGAACCCGCCGCATCTGCGATGGAGCAAGAACGGCAACCACTACCCGCCGCGTCGGCGTGAGAAGGCGGTGTCATGATCCACCTCCACCTCTCAATTAACCCCCGCGCCGGCACAATCACCATCCACGGCGAACGGTGGACCCTCGCAACCTGGCACAAAGCCGCCGAGGGCCAGATGCACGCCACCACTACGGAGGGCGAGCGGGTGACGCTGGCCATGGGCGAGGAGGTGTCGAGCCTGACGATCGGCAACACGGGAAGCGCCCGGCGATGGACCATTCGCGAGGTGGTGAAGGACGGGGCGGCGTTCACGGGCGTGGCGCTTGAAGCGCCGTCCGATGCTTGGCTGGAAGGGTATAACGAGCGGATGGCGGAGAGGGTGAGGGGGTGAAACACCGCCTAGACCCCCTCCACCTCCACCACGCGGCGCAGCGCCTGGGCGATATCGTCGCCACTGGCCAGATGACCGACGCGGACGCATCCGAGACAATCAAGACGTGGCGGGCGGATGGCGTGGACCGGAGCGGGCTGCAAGCGCGGCTGCATTGGGCGATGCGGGACCAGGCTGAGGCCACGCGGCGCCTGCGGGAGAACGTCGCCACGGCCATACGGTGGGCGGTGCGGCCGTTGATCCAAGCGGGCGCCACCAAGGCAGCCATCGAGGAAGCCGCCGGGCAGGCCAACGGCGACGTGCTGACCTGGGAGGAAATCGTGTTGATCCTGCGCAGCGAATGGGATGCGGCGCACGGTCGCAGGAGGCGGCGTTGAACCGTATGAGCCGCAACCCCTGGATCGACGCATCACACGTCGCGCGCCCGATTATTCCGTTCTTGTATTGGCGTGACATCGCCCCGCGCCTTGACGCTGAGGACTTTGTAGAGGGTCTTTTGATTGATGCGGCCATGTCGGTTGTTTATGGCCAGTCTAATAGCGGCAAAACGTTCTGGTGCGGCGACCTCGCTTGCCACGTAGCCGCCGGCATCCCGTGGAACGGGCGCCAGGTGGAGCATGGCGCCGTGATCTGGCTCGCCATGGAAGGCGCTTTCGGCATTTCAAACCGTATCGCCGCATGGCGCGCGGAACATGGCATCACGCACGACGTGCCGCTGGCCGTGGTGCCTGTGGCGTTAAACCTGCTCGACCCGGAAGGCGACACAGACCCTCTGATTGAAGCCATCCAAGCCGCCGCTGAAGCCATGGGCGTGCCGGTGCGTCTGATCGTGGTGGATACGCTCTCCCGCGCCATCGCCGGGGGCAACGAAAACAGCCCGGAGGACATGGGCGCGCTAGTCACGAACGGCACCCGCATCCAGCAGGCCATCAAGGCGCATCTGATGTGGATTCATCATAGCGGGAAGGACGAGGCGAAGGGCGCACGCGGCCATAGCCTGTTGCGCGCTGCCACGGATACGGAAATTGAAATTAGCGCCGAAGGCCCCCAGCGCATGGCGCGGGTCACGAAGCAGCGCGAACTGGAATGCGACGGCACGTTCGGGTTTCAGCTTCGCATCGTGGAACTGGGCCAGAACCGGCGCGGAAAGCCGGTGACTACGTGCGTGGTGGAGCATGAGGGGCAGACCGCTATTCCCGCGCGGAAGAAGGTGGAGGGGCATAGCAAGCGGGCGCTTGAGGTGCTGTGCCATGTTATCGGTGCAAACGGCCGAACCGGGGAACGGGGGGTGCCAAGTGGGTATCCCAGCATCCCCGAAAAGTGGTGGCGGGATCGGTTCTACGACGCCACGCCGGGCGAGCAGGACACGCGGAAGAAGGCATTCGGCCGGGCTTCGCAGTGGTTGGTGGAGCAGCGCATCGTGGGCATGGCCGAGGGGCGAGTGTGGATTATCAGCTACACGGAAGGCGGGACATGAACCGGGACATCAAACGGGACATGGGGGTTTTGCGGCGTGTCCCCAAATCGGGACATGGGGGGGGGGAGACATCCCCCTTTAGGGGGATGTCCCCCCTGTGTCCCGATGGAACGGGGGACGGGACATTTGAGGCGGTGTCCCGTGTCCCGCCCACCCCAAACCCCCGCGCGCGTGCGTTGTGTCCAAACGGGAATAGCGGGGGTGGCGATGGGGTGGCGTGAGGCAATAGGCGACAGGTTTACCGCCGACGCATTGCTTGGGTTGTCGCAATCCGACCGCATCGCCCTCGCGCGGGAGTTGTTGGCGGGGACGGGGCAAGTGGTTGTTGATCGGAAGCTGCTGGAAGCCGCCCACGCGTGCATGCGTGAAACAGGGTGGCAGTTGGCGCCCTCCCACGCTGCGCACGGCAGCGACGGTGTGCTGGAGGCTGCATGCGCGGAAGTAGTGGAGCAGGTGGGCGAGGCGCTTGCCGGCGGTAGCGCCGCGATGCTGGGGGGCGACGATGCGTGACACCCCACGCCGCGCCCCTCCAGCCGGGCGCCAGGGCGTTTTAAGCGTCGGCGGGTGGTGGGGTAGCCCCCAGGCGCGCGACGGGCTGTGGCGGCGTCCTACGCGGGCGCAGAAAACCCCGCCGCAGCTTGGGGCTGGGCGGGGTTGGTGGGGTGGGGTGGGGTTAGGCGTTTGCCTCGATGATGTGCGCCACCGTTTCGACTGCGGCCGTCTCAGCGTCACGGTCTGTCCACACAACAGTTTCGCCGCCAAGGAAACCACCGCACGCCAGCGTTTCAGGCGAGGGGGGGATGAAGTTGGATTGCTGAGATACAAAACCAACGTAAGCGTTGGCAGCGCACATCGCGGCGTAACGCAGATCCCGAACCGTGCGGGCGTTGGCCCATTCGTCGGTAGTGGTCGGGGCGTAGGGTGCCGCGCCATATCGGGAGGCATACGCGCTCACGTAGTTTGCACTGAGAGCGTCAACAAGGTTGCGCCAGTTGGTGGTCTTGCCTGGCAGAGCCTTGATCATTTCGTAAGTGCTCATCGTCGTGTCTCCCTTGCTGATAACGACACTATGCCGTCATCCACCCTCGCAGTCAACGGCAAAATGCAGTCATCCGCGATTATTTTTGCACCGGCGGCGGGTCATCCCGCATCGCCTGCCTGTGCGCCTCCAGCCGCCGCGCGAGCCACGCGGACACGTCGGGGGGCACGGTGTAGCGGTCGCGCGTCCAATTCATTACCGTTCCAGGCGGACGGCCGAGAACCCGCGCGAGGTGGCGCAGGCTCCAGCCGAGTTCGGATAGGGTTTGGACGAGGGTCATGCGCGGCGCGGGAAGCAGGTGTGGACGCGGCCGATGCAGGTCTGCGGCTTGCCGTCCGAGCCGGCGACATGGCGCGTCACATCGCTCATTCGGCCTTCGCGCGCCCATTTTGCCGCCTGTGTTTTGGCCGCTCGCATGCTGGTGAACACCGCGTAATCCGTGTTGTTACTGGCGGTGTAAACGTAGTGGCTGGCGATCTTGCTCATCCTGGTCTCTCCCTCTCTGATAACGGCATCTTGCCGTCACGCCGCGCCGAAGTCAACGGCAAAATGCAGTCACGCGCGATTTTTCCGGAGGTAGCCCGATGACCCCAGACCCCCTAGCCGTCGCCATCTGCTGCGAGGGCAAGCCATGCCTCCGCCCCGAGGCATGCGACGCGCACCGGGAATACCGCGTGCCGGTGTCGCCCACGAAAGCGGCCGAGGCTGTCCGCGCGCTGCTGTGTCAGCAATGGCGCGACTGGCCGCGCGTTACGGCCACGGTCACGTTTCGAGGTGAGGAATGAGCCAACCCGCCGCCGGCAGCCCCGGCAAGCGAAAGAAAGGCAACCCGGAAGACCGCCAACGCGGCGAGACGGTGCGCGCCGTGCTGGCCGCCACGGTCAAGCCTGGCCAGCCTCTACCTCTGGAAACCGTGTGCCGCGTGGTGCAGACCTCGCATAGCAACCTGCTGCGGCACCTCGCGATTATGCAGGAAACGGGGCGGATTAAGGGATATACCACGGCGCGTGGCATGGTGAAGGTGTGGTGAAATGACTTGGAAAACCTACAAACCCCCCGGCGGCTACGTCCACAAGCCGCCGAGCGGCACCCCTGCGCGCGGCGAGGGCTGGGGCGGCGATGCGCGGGGTGCGGACGGTAAGCCGTTCAGCGCCGAGCACCAGCCGCCGGCCGAGGCGAAAGCGGCGGGGCGCGAGGCTGCGCAGACGGCGCGCGAGGTGGCCAAATCGCACGCGGTTGCCATGGCGGAGTTGCTGGCCGAGATAGCGCTAGATCCTACGGCGCCGCACGGCACGCGGGTTGACGCGGCGAACAAGCTGATTGAGCGGGCGGAGGGGAAGGCGGCGATGGCGATTGGCGGCGACCCTAACGGGGTGCCGATCAAGACGGTGGTGACGTGGGAGGATGGGGAGTAATTGCCTACCCTCAGCCGCATCGTCATCCCCTACACGCCGCGCGACCTGTTCCGCCCCTATCATCGGCGGTTGCAGCGGTGGGCGTGCCTTGTCTGCCATCGGCGGTTCGGCAAGACGGTCGGCTGTCTTAATGATCAGGTGCGCAAGGCGGTGCGGTTGCCGCTCCCCAACGGGCGCCTGGCCTACATCGCACCGCAGTTGAACCAAGGCAAAGACATCGCATGGGCCTATCTCAAGCGATACACTGACCCCATCCGCACCGCAGCCAACGAGGCGGAACTATGGGTGGAGGTGCCAAACGCCTCCGGCAGTGTGTCGCGGCTGCGAATTTACGGCGCCGACAACCCCGACCGGCTACGCGGTGGATACCTCGATGATGCATTGATGGACGAATACGCCGACATGGCCGAAAGCGTGTGGGGGGAGATTATCCGCCCCATGCTGGCGGATCGGCGCGGCACGGCGACGTTCATCGGCACGCTCAAGGGGCGGAACCACTTGTGGAAGCTTTACGAGACCCATCGCGATGATCCTGAATGGTTCACCATGATCGCCAAGGCAAGCGAGACGGGCATCATCCCGCCGGATGAACTGGCGGCGCTGCGGGCGGACATGAGCCCGGAGGAATACGAGCAGGAGTTTGAATGTAACCCGGATGCCGCCATTCGTGGCGCTTATTGGGGCAAGGAAATAGCGCAGGCCGAGGCGGACGGCCGCATGTGCGCCGTGGAAGCCGCTCCCGCCACAGTGCATACCGTGTGGGACTTGGGGATTGGCGACAGCACCGCGATCTGGTGGTGGCAGGCTGTCGGAAGTGAAATCCGGGTGCTGGACTTTTACGAAAACCACGGCATGGGCTTGGAGCATTACGCCGCCGTGGTGGCCAACAAACCGTGGGCGAAGGGGCAGGATTGGGTGCCGCACGATGCCAAGGTGCGCGAGTTGGGCACCGGCCGCACGCGGGTGGAGACGATGGCGAAACTTGGCCTGCGCCCGCGCCTGGTGCCCGCCCACAAGCTGGAGGACGGCATCAACGCGGCGCGTCAGACCATCCCGCGCGTGTGGTTTGCCACGCCAGAGACGCGCGACGGGGTGGAAGGGCTGAAACAATATCGGGCGGATTACGACGAAAAGGCGCGGGTGTTCGGGAACAAGCCCAAGCACGATTGGACCTCGCACCGGGCCGACGCTTTCCGTTACCTGTGCATGGCGTGGCGCGAGTTGGCGCCGGAGCCTGTCGTGAAACCCGGCAAGCGGCTGGCCGTGGGCACGCTCAACGAGGTGACGCTTGACGATTTGTGGGCGGCGCAGAAGGTGGGGCAGCGCAAACGCATCTAATTGCCAGAATAGGCAAAATCCCCGCACCCCGGCCGCGCTAGGCGGTATCACGGGGGCATGGACGACTTCACCAGCCCCCAGCCGTTCAACGTCAGCATCGGGCCGGAACCGGACATTGCGCCGCCTGTGCGCATGCCGGTGCTGGGGCCTGCGCTGCCGGAGGTGCGGCAGGAAATCACGCCAGACCGTGACCTGTATCCAGCGCGTGGGCGTGGCGTGCGGCCGGGGGTGGTGCGGTGAGCGGCACCAGCCCCGATAGCGTCCAATACCCGGTCCAAGACTACGGGCTACTCACGCCGTATCCTCCCGTCGAGGTGTCGGTTCTAGACTTCGGCGCCGATCCGACCGGAAACGATGACTGTTACGAGGCTTTTCTCCAGACATCCGCATCGCTATCCAGCGGCGGCGTATTTGTGGTGCCTCCAGGCCAATTCAAGCTTTCACGGGGCGTCCCTTTGCGGCGCGGTGTGTGGGCGCGCGGGGCAGGTCGCCAATCTTCCCGCATTGTGGCCGAGGCGGATTTCGCCAACAGCGGAGGCCCAGATTACTCGTTTTTCTATAATGAAAATTGGGAGGCGGCGGACCTCGCGGGCGGTGACACGGACATCAGCGTATCCGGTATCACGTTCGACTATTCGTGGCGGTCAACGACAAACGCATTCAAGCCGCTGAATTTTCGGTATGTGGAACGCCTGCGGATTGAGAATAATTACTTCTATTACGGCGGTAACTCCATCGCGTGCCGTGGTTGCGAGCAAACGTGGGTAGTTGGCAACTCGGCGTTCGAGTTCCGCAACTGCGCGTGGGACTTCTGGGAGGGGCCGGGCACTACCTACGTGCTGAACAACTACGCCGAAACGTCCGACACGGCGCAGATGATGAATTTCAACCCGGAAGTGTCTCCGGTTGCGTCGTCGCCGCTGGACGTGATTGGCAAGCGGCTTGTGGTGCAGGGGAACGTTTTCCGCGCCACTGGGGCATCGTCCGAGCCAAGCCAAATCGAACCGCTCAGTAACCGGCAGAACGGGATTACGGATGTCATTATCTCCGGCAACCAGTTTCACCGCTCCTACCTCGTGCATCGCGGTTACGTGGATCGGCTGGTAATCACAGGCAACACGTTCAACGATTTTCCCGATCCGAACACGAACGTCATCCTTGTGGGGAGCGCGAACGGGTTTACGCCGAAGGCCGTTGTCATCGCAAACAACGTGATTACCGAGCCGAACACGGCGGCGAGTTCTTTTGGCGTCATCCGGTGCGAAGTGGATAGCGCCATCGTCACGGGCAACGTGATTACCGGCACGACTTACACCGGGGAGCCGTTTTACCAGGGCACCAATTCGCCTAGCCAATACGGCAATTGGTTCGAAAAACTCGGCATCACGGGCCGGATGCGACAGGGCTTTATACTGACAAACCCGAACGGCACGCTGACGGAAAACCAGCGCAGCACGTTTGCATGGGAGGACACGAACGGCGACGTCCTCCGCATGTATATGGGCGCCAATTTCCATCAATTTTGGTCTACGGACGGCGGCGGACTGCCGCGCCAAGTGTGGAGCCTGCAAGCGGCGAACAGCACGACGCAGTTCAACATGCTACTGCCGATGTTGTTTTCGGACGGCACTATCCGGATAAGCCCAGAGACAAGCATTACGGCAACCGGCGCCACGGCAGGCACGGCGCGCAACCTGACTAAGTGCTTTAGCTTGGTTACTACTGTTCCGGCCGGCACTGGCGTTCGCGCGCCCAGCCCCGGCGCGCAGAACATTTCCGGCCAGCCTGTGGTAGTTTTCAACCAAGGCGCGAACACGTTGAACGTCTACCCGCCGAGTGGTGGCCAAATCGACGCGCTGGGCGTGGATATTCCCGACACCATCGCGGCCGGCGGTGTGGCGCGTTACTACCCCACCAGCAATAGCCAATATTACAAATGGTAATGACATGAGCGCGGTTGACCCCTTCACGCCGGGCGGGAATTTCTCGATCAGCGTTACGAACACAACCGGCCGGGTTGCCACCACGGGCAATGGCAGCGTCATGCGACTGGCCAACGTGACTTCCACCGAATGTTTCGTAGCGTTCGGCACCAGCACCGTGGATGCCACCACGAGCGGGTTCTCCATGCCGGGAAATACGCAAGTGTTTGTCGCATCGTCTGGCGCCATTACCCACGTTGCGGCGATCACGGCGAGCGGCACCCTGGATCGCTGAGTTGCGGCTGTCGGGCCAGGACGCGCACAGGTTCTTGACGCGCGGCCGGGACATCGAGCGGCGTTACATGGATGAACGGACCACGCCGGAGCGCGATCAGGCGCGGATGAACATCTTCTGGAGCAACGTGCAGACGCTCAAGCCGGCCATTTACGCCACCCCGCCCAAGGCTGTGGTGCAGCGCCGGTATCTGGATCAGGACGTAACCGCACGTGCGGCTTCCACGATCCTGCAACGCGCGATCCAGACGAACATTGACCAGACCGGCTGGCACGAAGCT